ACACGTCGAACCCGTCAGGGATCGTGACTTCAAAGGAGAGCGTGCTGATCCCCCGGTAACGGCCGACCGAGCCGCAGTGGTAGGTCGCCTCCGGCTTATTGAATCCCTCCCGCAGCTGGATCACGTTGGCCGGCTCCCAGCTTCCGGCGCGGCGGTCGTAGGTCTGCGCTGCGGATCCAACCCTGCACTGGCGTTGAAAGATGTCTCGCACCTGAAGCTGGCCGATCTGGCCCTCGCTCAGGACCAGGTGGTAATAGGCCGTGACCGCGTTGCTCGTGTCGTTCTCAAACCGGCATTCAGTGGCCTTCGGTGAGATGAACACCCCGCCTGTTTCGTTCCGCCTGCGGCCGAACACGATCGGCACCGGGTCGCCGATTACGTGCGCGGCCTGCTGCACGTCGAGGGGGTTGTTGCCCTCTGCGCCGCTCTGTTCTGATGGCGTCGGGGTCTGGCCGGCCTGGATCGCCAGCAGGGCCAGGGGGTCGGTGCCGCGGATGAATGGGCTCATAACCGGCACCCCACGCCCATCAGTGCTGTTGTCAGTGTGCGGGGCGGCACTGTTGCGCCGACCGGGGCCAGTGCGCTGCCGAGCTCCAGGGTGAACGTGGTGACCGTGGCGGCAGCGCCCACCACCTGACCGTTGAACTGGGCCACGAGCTCCTGGCCTGCCACTGGGCCAGCAGCTGCGGCGAAATCATCGAACTGGTAGACCTGCAGCTCAACGACCCAGCCTGCCGCCCGGGCCCTCTCGCACACCACCACGGCCCGGGGTGTGGCGGGGAGCTTGACGCTGATCGCCTGCTCCGTGCCGCTGTCGCCCTCCACGAACCCGTCAGCGATAAACGCCACGTAGTCCCACTGCGCTGAGCTCCAGGTCACCTGCGTGGACCAGTACGACTGCCAGCGCTCGCGCACGATCCCCGAGGCGTCGGTGAGCTTGAGGAACTGTGCTTGTGCCCTGGCCATCGCTCAGCTCCACCCCAGCGCGGTGCGCGCCTGTGGTGTGCGCAGGGTGCCCACCACCTGCTCAGCGACCTGCTGCAGGCCCCGCTCGAAGTCTTCCACGCTGACCCACCGGCTGCCGTCCTGCTGCTGCATCACCGGGCCCGTGGTCACGTTGATCTGTGGGGATGCAGAACCGGATTCGGAGCGGCTGGAGGCACGCGAAGGGATCACGTCAGCGCCCCGGGCGCCTGCCAGGAAGCGGGAGCTGGCGGACTGCATCTTGGACTCGGGGATGATGTACTCGCGCTCGCGGCGCTCACCCACCAGGGCCAGGGTGGGGCGATCGACGATGCCACCTTCGGCGAAGGCGGGGACGGATAGGGCTGGGACCCTGCCGATGGTGCTCCCGCCCACGGCAACGGCCAGCCGGTTGAACGCATCGATCAGCACGTTCACTAGGCCGCCTACTCGGTTCACGGCATTTACCACGAACGTGAGCATGCCGCGCACGGCGTTCTGGATTCCGGTGATCATCCCGTTCCAGATCCCGCTGACGAACGTGGCCACGCTCTGCATTGCCCGGGGCAGGAACTCGGTCAGGGTTGACCAAGCGTTGCGGATCGGTTCGACCAGATAGGTATTGAACGCTTCACCCATGGCAGTCCAAATACCCACCACCGCATCACGCCACGTATCGACGATGCCTTGCAGGGTGGAGAAATCGCCGCTCCAGATCTTGCGGATTTCATTGCCCCATGCCTTAATTGCGCCGGTGAGGGTGTTCAGGCTGGCGGCGACGATGCCCACCACCGCATCCCACAGCCGCACGAACGGCTCGCGGGCGAACTCGCTCCACTCCCAGAGCCAGGAAGCGAACTGCATCAGGGGCTCACGGAATGCAATCGCCATGGCCACCACCGCAGCGATGGCCAGCACGGTCCAGCCGACGGGGCCGGAGAAGAACGCCAGCAGGGCGGGGACAACGGTGCTGGACAGGAATCCGATGAATCCGGTCAGGGCTGCAATCGTGCCCGGAATGAATGCAATGAATCCCTTGGCAAAGTTCAAGAACTGCAGCGCCGTTAGCCCGATCACCACAGCGTTGAGGATTGGCCCCAGCGGACTTGCGGCGACACCTAACAGCGTGAATGCCGCGNCCAGAAGCCGGATGGGGCCTGGTAGCCCAGCCAGCAATGCCAGGCCTGAGATCCACTTCGTAGCGGAGAAGATCGCCACAACCCCGCTGATGGCACCGACGAACGAAACGATTGAAGGCACCACATAGCCGAAGGCCAGGAGGCCAGCAACGGCTCTGATCGCAGGCTGCAGCGCCTTCACAAGACTGGCGGAGGCGTTGATTACAGTCGTCAGCGGCGGCAGCAAGGCTGCAAGCGCTGGCAAGAAAGCATTGCCCAGCTCAATTCTTAGCTGGGTAAATCCGTTATTGAGCAGTTTGAGTTGATTTTCGGCAGTAGCGCTCCGGGTAGCGTATTCCTTGAGTACCGAACCTGCGGCTTTGGTGCTGTCGTTTGACAGTGCCAAAATCCTATCTAGCTCGCCAATGTTGTTGATCAATGGCGACAGCGCCCTTGCCTCATCGCCGAACAGATCGCTGATTACAGACAACTGCTGAGACTTGGGCAGGTTGCTGATCTTGCCCAGCACCTCAGTGATTGTGCCAATGGCGTCCTTTTCCATCCGATCGGCAAAGCCCTGAGTTGAGGCCTTTGCCAGCGACTCTCCTGTTGCTTTCGCGTTGGCTTTGGCGCTCTCAACGAAAGACTTTTCGGCCTCTTCAATGGCCTTAAACCGGCCTTCTGCGGCGGCCTTCTGTCCATCCATAAAGGCATTTTCCTGCTTCTCCACCAAGTCGAGCCGGTCAGCGTTGGCTTTCAGCTCCAGCTCTCTGCGATCGTCCATCTCGTCGCGGATCACCTGCTGGCGGTCGCGGGCGGCGCGGCGCTGCACGGTCAGCTCGCGGTCCACCTGATCGCGCACGGCGTCGATCCGGGCCTCGTAGGCGTCTCGGATGCGGTCCACAGCGGCCGTGGCGTCGGTCTTCTGGGCCTGGGCAATCTTCTGCACATAGTCGATCTCCGCCCGTTCCTGGCGCTGCAGGGCCTTGATCTGCGCGTCTGCGCGATCCTGAAGCGCATCCTCTTGGGCCTTGGACTGGTCGTCCCAGTTGTCCTGCAGCGCCTGTTGCTCGTTGCGATACCGGCGGTTGATCTCGCGGCTCAGCCGATCGGTTTCATCGCGGGCGATCTCAATGCGGCGGTCGCTCTGCTCCTGGGCCAGGCGGATGACCTGATCCTTCTGCGACCTGGCCGCATCCACTCGGCGGCGGCTGGCGGTCTCGGCCTCTCGCGTTAGCTCGGATTCAATCTGCTTGGCGTCGGCCATGGTGTAGCCCAATCGGCGCAGGGCGTCCACCTGGCGCTCAGTCATGGAGGGCCCGCGGCTGAGGGCCCTCACCATGTTGTTGAAGCTGGTGGCGGCCACCTCTGTCTCGAATCCGGCCTGCGTCATCGCCGCGCCAAATGCGGCGGTCTGCTCTGCCGTCAGTCCCGCCATCTGGCCCATGGCGCCGGAGCGGGTCATGAACTCCACCAGCTGAGAGGCCGAGGCCCCGGTGCTGTTTTCTAGGTAGTTCATCATGTCGGCCAGTTCGGCCACTTCTTCATTCGACAGTCCCAGTGACACGCGCAGCTGAGCCAGTGAGCGGCCGGCCTCTTCTGCCGTCATCTCAAAGGCTGTTGCTACCTGTGCCACCAAGACGGCAAAGCCTCTAAGCTCTTCTTTGGCAATGCCCGATGCGCCAGCGGCGGCGTAGATCTCGGCGAATCCTTCAGCCGCAATGGGCATCTGACTGGACAGATCCAAGATCTCGGAGCTGATCTGCTGCAGTGCAGCCGGCGTCTCCAGCCCGTCCACCACCTTGCGAACGTCGGCCATGGCGGACTCAAACCCGACCGCCGCCATGACGGACGTTCCGATTGCCGCAGTGAGGCCGGCCACCTGAACAGCGGAGGAAACCCAGCCCTTCTTGGCTTCTTCTGGCGCTTGAGCAAAGGTCTTTCTGGCTAACCCGCTGGACTGATTCAGAGAGTCCAGATTGTCCCGAAGTCCGCTGATCTCCTTGGCTCCAGTGACCTTCGCCGCGATCCTCAGGACCGCCTCCATGTTCATGGCCATCAGCGGCGCCTCCCTTTCGGCTGCTTCGGTTCGGCGGCCTTGTTGATCAGTTCCTTGGCGCGGCTCTCCATGATCTGCAGATCCTCTAGTGCCTGGCGCCGGTTACCCACAGCGTAAAGATCCATCATCTGGAGCACCACGGCATAGTCAAGGCCCACCACGCCCGAGCCGCCAACACGCCACTGGGTCTGGCACTGCAGGAACAGATGGACGGCATCTTCGTGCTCGGGCCACACCTCAAAGCGCTTCGGGTTCTGCACCACCTCTGGCAGGCAGGTCACGTCCGCGCCGTAGGCCTTCAGGTCCGCCAGCAGGTCATCATTGGCGCCGCCGTC